CCTGAGTCCTAAAGATATCGTCTACCTCTTTTTGATTCTTTGGCTCATAGGCATAGTGTCTAATTTCCTTGTCCCAGATAAAATTGTATCGGACTTGGCTCATTCCTTTTACACGAATTGAGGGCGTTGTACCCATTTGATCTCTCTTACCAATAATTATAATTTTCATGACTTTATTTGTTATATAAAAAGCCCCCCGCCCAATATTCAGGACGGGGGGCCAAGTTTTAGGGTTGGATTGTAAAAATCCTAGCCGGCATAGAACTTACGCTTGGGTCAACGATAAGCCAGGAACCTGACGAACAACCTCGATGAGTTGTACGGAAGGAACGCGACCACGTGTGTCCTTGCGAGCAGCCATACCATAGACGGACTGAACACCAACAGCGCTCAAATGAGCTTCGTTGCCGGAGTTAGCGAAGTCGTCGTAATGGAAGATTTGCTCACCGTAGATCTTGCCTTTAGCGAAGTACATAGCGTCTTTACCCATCGCAAGTGCGTATCCGATAGGAGTTCCGATCGAATTAGCTTGTACGAACAAAGAACCTTGTGCGAATGCGTTGTCAGTCTTGGTAGCAACCAAGGTGTCGGTCTTTTCGGTTAAGGTTATGCTATTAACAGTAGTAGTATCTCCAACGGAGTATTCATACAGTTTGTATGCACCTAAGGTATCGATAGCCAAGATGTAATTATCTCCAGCATCGATTGCGAAGGTTTCTCCTCCACCACCAGGGATGTTAATGGATACACCACGGAAGTTTGCGGTGTAATCTCCGTCACCACCGCCAATAACAAGGTCGTTACCAGATTGAGTCAAGGTATCGAAGTTGTAGTAGGTAGGAAGTAATGGAGAACCTTGGCGTCCACGAGCGGTGTCGATAAGAACGTTATGGTTAGCAATTATGTTGTTGTCCCATTTAGCATAGCTTCCGGAAAACAATTTGTTATCTGGCCCACGGCTGTCGGCTTGAGTAATTGCTTCCAAGTAATCGGGATCAGAACGCAATGGGCGTAAGCATGCGTCTGGTGCGAAGAACAAGTAACCAGGAATTTCTTGGTTTTCGTCTCCACCAGTGTTCATTGGCTCAGCGCCATTGGCGATAAGTGCTTGCTTAGCTTCTTGAATGATGTCGGTGCTTAATCCGTCAACATATTTAAGCTCGCTGCCTGCTCCTGTTCCGTATCCGGAAAGAACGTTTGAAGATCCTTTAGCGGTGCAGATTTGACGCAATGCATATTGAATTTGGTCTTGCTCGGTACGGGACATCCACTCGGACATGACTTCAGCTGAAAGCTGGTCAATGGTCTTACCGGTGAATCTCATAAGTTTCAGGACTTGGGTCCAGGAAACAGCGTGACGAACGAGATCGATTTCAACGGAGAATGTTCCGAAATCAAGTGTGTCAGTAGCATTCTTTAAGATTTCTTCACCACGTACACCTTGTCCACGGATAGGAGCAACAGTTGTGAAAGTAATCTTGTCAGATCCGCCTGCGCTAAGATCGCGTTTTTCAGTGATTGGTTTACCGCTTCCTTCGCCGCCGATGAACTTTGCGAATACGTTTTTCTCTCTAGCGTCGCGAGTTACAAGCTCGGACCAGAGGCGTGAGCGCAAGTCGGATTGGCTATCGCCTTTAAGGAGATCAGCGTAGGATTTAGTGTTTGATATTAGATCAACATTGCCTAACTCACCTTGGCCAAAAATTTGGGCGTTGGTTGCGTTAGCTGGTGGGAATGATTTTTCAGCCATTTTATTTATTTATTTAAGATTAGGTTTAGTACTCCTAACTACCTTCTTGGCTGTGCTCCTCCAGCGGATCCTAATAGCGAATAAATATCTTTAGTATTCATATTGGGAAGCTGTTGGAGTAAACCTTCGGAAGTAGCTGGAGCGTTTACAGGTTGTGCCGTAGTCCCAGTCGTCAATACTTTGGCCTGTGTACCCATTTGCGGAGCGGTTTGCTGAGGAACCTGAGGAGCGGGCTCGGGTTGAGCCTGCTGCATCGGATTAATCGAAGCGAATTCGCTTGCTATGAGTTCTGGCCATCGTGGTGATTCAAAGACTGCGGCGTAGTCGGGGTCGGACTGAGCCTGCGATACGAAATCATCGAACTGTTTACGATAAACGGATTGTTTATCCTGCAGTGCGGGAAATCGATTGTAGACTCGGTCACGGCTGTCCATCGCTTTAGAACGATGGGAGTTATAAACTTGCTGGTCTCTTTCTTGCTCCATTTGCTGTTTACGGAGAGTCAAGTTTTGCAGCTGAAGTTCTTTTTTCATGATATCACGCTGAAGCCTAAGTGCTTCGGTGGTCTCAAGATCTTCTGCTGCTTTCTCAACTGATCCTTCAAGCTCCAGAATGGATGCGCGAATTTCGTCAGCTTGTTTGTCTATACCATTGATTGGGTCGGGCTCGGTCGCCTCGACTTGCTCCTGATTTGGTGAAATAGGTTGAGATACAGGCTCGGCAGTCTGTCCGTAAATTATTCGGGATGCGTCGGCGAAGGATCCTCCAAAGCCCTCAGACCTATAAAGGTCGATGACTTGTTGGTCTAACTCGTTACGGGGACGGATTCGTCTCTTCCCGAGTTTTTCTTCTTCGGTTTCTTCAATCTCGGACTCAGGGGCTAATGCCTCCGCTTCCGGCTGAAGTTCTTCAACTTGCGACTCTTGGCCTTGGGCTTCCGGGATTTGTTCCTCGGCTACGGGCTGCGGGTCGTTAGTCTCCGGCGTTACTCCTAATGCATTACGAATATCGTCGGTTGACGCGTCTTCGATGCTGAACTGTTCCTCTTCAATTTGCGGGGAGTTAACCTCCGCGGTAGATGTTTCCATACCGCGAAGATATACAGTGGGTTACAACAATGTAACCGGTTGGAAACAAAAATTATCCGTAAGTACCTTTTTTAACGGGCTTCTTTTCGCCCTTCTTAGCTTTTCCTTTTCCTTTTTCAGATAAGCAGGTTCTAAATTTTGCGCACAGAGCTTTCTTTTTTTCTGGGCAACCTTCGCAATGTTTAAATGCCATAATTTATTCCTTATTTCGTAGTAAATTTATTAGTTTTGTAACCATATATACAGTAGTTACTACACCGCATATGCAAGCGATTGCCTCGTTCCATTGACCAATAGAAATCGTGGCAAATGTGCCGGTCCATCCTAGTATTGCTGCGTTGTCCGTAATCATTGTTATCATGTGTCGAAAAAACTGTTTGTACTTTTCTTTATGTTTTGTACGAGCTTCCGCCCGTGCCAGAAATTGAATACCACGTAGAGCCCCATCGCCAGGGCTGCGATCATTAGGATGTCGTACACCCCATTTATCATCTTCTCGAACCATCCGCGTTCTTCTTTAAGTTTAAGCTCTACCAGCTTGGATACATCTCCTTCGCTCAAAGCTTTGAGCTTCTCAGCTTGGGATTGTACTGTATCGCTTTCTTTTATTATCTGTCCAGCGGCAGCTCCAAGGCCAGCTCCAGCAAATGCTGTTCCCGGCCCGCCGATTGCGCCTACGCCTCCACCGACAGCCCCCAGGGCGGTTGGTGCAAAGGTCTTCATGCTGCAAGACGAAGTCATGGCTGCGATTACATATATCGCAACAAGGACTAGAACTGTTGTAAATATTCGCATAGATGAAAAGGGGCCGGAGAGATAGCCCTCCGACCCCCGTTCAAGTCATGAATGTCTGGTAGTGTAGGGAGGAAGTTTTATCCGAGAGCGGCTACAAACTGTGCCAAGGAACCGAGGTTGTCAGATCCGATGAATACATCGTTAACTTTGATGTCCATAAGCTCAGCACTTGAGTCGTCACCAGAGATGTCGGTCGAGGAAGCAGTAGCTGAAGTTTTGTAACATACGAATTTGTCTTCACCTTCGTCGAATACCAATGCAACATTGTCCTCGGAGCTTCCGCGCTCCATGATCAATCCAACATCGTTTCCGTTGTTAGCGCTGTCTGCAGCTCCGTCATTAAGAAGCATGATCGAGTCCTTAACTTGGGAGTTAACAGTTTCGAGACTGGTGGTGGTACCTTGAACGGTAAGGTTACCGCTAAGAACTAAATCAGTTCCGTTAACAGCTCCGGTAAAGCTTGCACCAGATAAGTTTGCTTTTGCAGCTTCTAATGCAGCATCAGCGGTTGAACGAAGAGTAGCTTCGGCAGTTACAGCAGTCTGACGATCAGAGATTTCAGATGCAAGGTTAGTAGTAAGAGAAGTGTCAGCAGCAATACGAGCAGCTTCTTCGGTATCAATTTCTCCTTGAAGTGCGGCATCAGCAGATGCACGCGCGGTAGCTTCACCAGTTACTGCAGTCTGGCGGTCGGAAATTTCCGATGCGAGATTGGTAGTAAGAGTAGTGTCTGCTGCAATACGAGCAGTTTCTTCAGCGTCAACATTACCTTGAAGAGTAGTGTCTGCTGCAGCTCTTGCGGTTGCTTCACCAGTTACTGCGGTCTGACGATCAGAGATTTCAGATGCGAGATTAGTAGTAAGAGTAGTGTCAGCTGCAATTCTTGCTGCTTCTTCGGTATCAATTTCTCCTTGAAGAGCGGTATCAGCCGAGGTTCTTGCGCTAGCTTCAGAAGATACTGCTGCGATACGCGCGGTTTCCTCGGAGGAAATAGCGGTAGCGTTAGAAGCTTCAGCCGAACGAGCTGCGGCAGCTTCTGCGTCAATGTTAGCTTGTAAGGTAGTGCTTGCTGCTCCGCGAGCCGCTGCTTCAGCAGCGATTGCTGTTTCTCTTGCGGTTGCTTCAGCCTCGACATTAGCTTGAACGCCGTCGACCTTAGTTTTTACGGATGCACCGATTTGTGAAAGAATGTTTGACATAGTATGTATATATTCTGGGTTATTTTTGGTTTAGTTAAAAAAGGGTTTTAGTTTCCTCGCCCTTAACTTTGTGCTCTTATAATCTTACCTCTTGCCCGCTTTCTCAATCGGTTGGTCAACTTTTCCAACCGGTCGCAAGAAGCGCTCATGATCGTTACTAATCGAAATGGTTGCAAAAGAATTTCGATATCTTTCACCAAGGATCATTAGGGAGCGTATGGATGTATCATCCGGTACGGTTCGTCGATGGGCGAAACAGTATGGATGGGAACGAAAACTTGTTAATTCTCGTGTCATTCGATACCTCGCAAACGACGTAGAAAATAGTCTGGGGGTGTCCTTTGAGTAACCTGGCCAGCGCGATTGGTTCCGCGGTTCGTAGCTCAAATGAGCATAACCGTGGATTGGTTAAAGTAGTAGATACAGAAGCAAATATACTTACCCGGGAGAATGATCCCATTGGATCGATCGCTCTATCGAGCGATACCAATAAGCTATATATCTATCTCGGATCCAGCTCCTGGGGAGCGATCGCTATTACGGTTTAGATAGGATCTTCGCTCGTCCACTCAGGACCTTCTAATATACTCAGTATCTCAGCGTGGCTATACTCCGCCTTACCCAAAAGAAAGAACGGCTGTGTACCTTCGTACTTAACTATAGTCTTAGTTCCGTCTAAATTAAGTAAGCGTAACACTTACAACTGTTGCGTCAGATGCACCCGAAGCATCAGTAAGTGCGATGTATAGCTTATTCTGTGCGGTGTCGAAGAATAGTTCTCCCTTTGATGCCTCTTTCTTAAACTTTACCGCTCCCGAATCCGACCCGTGTTTGATCGCAATGGTAAAGTCCTTCTTATGCAGTTTATTGTAAGCCATGACTTAGCTTGCGGTTCCAGCGTTGATGCAAGGACTTTCTGGGCGTAAGCGAAAGTCGCCGTTTGCAGAGTCTATGAATTGCGGGTCTTCGAATACAGTGTTGGTTCCTCCCGATGCGTTGAAGGTGTCATCAAATTGATAAAAACAAGAATTATTTGAAATACCCGAAAATGAATTTTGAGTATTAAGGACTTCACCTGTTGTATCATCGGTTGCAAAAATATTGTTCTTAACGATCGGACAACTCCGTAAGTCTGTACTGGCTGAGTAAGTGTAATATTTCGGACCTGTTAGTCCGTTAAGACCTGAAATGTAAATGGTGTTACCACTAAACTCACTCAATCTTCCTGTGCCGTTTTCAAAGTAGCTTCCTGCGCCATACTGAAAGTGAATGGTGTTATTTAAGAATTTAGTGGTTCCTGACGCTGATGATACAACTAAAAAGCCTCCGTTGGGTATGGTAACGGTGGTTGAAGTTGTTACCATATTGCCTTCGATGATTCCAGCTCCCAGGTTTGCTATAGTCAACTTACAATCTATAAACTTAAAATTTTTAACATTGATACTACTCGTATTGCCCGTGTCTCCTATTTTTAAATTACGAACTGTGCCTCCAACACTTGATTTAATAACTGCCTTTTGTAGGTTCAGAGATTTGTAAGTAATATTGTTCCCGCTCGATCCAACGCCGTCCCATGTGACGGTGAGGGAGGAAAGTTCATAATTACCATCCGTAAAAAGAATTGTACCCCCAGCCCCCGCATCTGTTTCTGCGGAACTAAGTGATGAATATGCGTAAGCCGTGTCAGCAGTTAAACCGTCTTGCGTTGATGCTCCACCTGTTGGTGATATATATACTGTTGCCATAATATGTGTGTCTCTAAGTTAGAATATTGGTTAAGCGATTGAACCGCCTGAGATTAAGATTGGTGCTGGATTTGCCCCTATGTCAGGGTTTTGAAAGCCTTGGCGAATAGGTAATCCATTCGCACCTAACGAGTCTGAGTCCCCGCTG